TATTTATGAATGAATCTGTAAATAATTTTTCAATAGTATCTGGTACAACACCAATTGCTAACCCGACTAAATTTTATTTGGTATCATATGAAAAATCAGAACTTACTAATTTATTTTATTCAACCGAATTTAAACAAAATATAAATATGAACCAAAAAATTGAATATACAGAACAAACTGTGACAACAAATCAAATACCAACATGGGGTGATTATAGTAGTTTTTTCTCATTGATAAAACTATATTTTAATGATCAAGAAGTAGAAGAACTAAATGAAAATGTATTTGCAATTGACAAGTATTTGTATTCAACTGATGAAAAAAGAAATCAAAGAAATAAAATGTGTGAAGTAAAGTTTGATGGTAAAAAGTGGACTTTTTATTTACCTTTAGTTTTTTGGTACAGTTTAAAGTCTGGCTTATCAATACCTATTGTAGCTATGCCAAATACAGAAATTAGGTTAAAATATTTGCTTAATGATATATCACATGTTTTACAAAATGATTTATTAGAATCTCCAAATATAAAATATTCTTTTACAAAAACACCAGCAGTAAATTTAACACTAGTAACAGATTATGTTTTATTGGATAATATGGAAAGAAAGTTATTCGGTAATAATGCTCACGAATATATAATTGATCGTTACAAAATTTATCCAGATACCTATATCACAAGTGAAGAATCAGTAGTAAAATGTAATTTTAAAGGATTAATTAAAGATATTCATTTAATTTCAAGACCATTGTCTAATAAAAAACTAACTTACTATCCAAAAATTAAAACAAATTATGATGCAAAGTATGATGATTATATTAAAGGATATAACTATTATCTAGATATTTTAACAACCGGTAAATATAGAACAGATGAACAAAGAAGATATGCTATTGATATAGAAATAATTAGAGGAAATGAAGTAAGATTAGCATTATATAAAATATCTACCAATAAACTAAGTTCGGATTTTATTCAAATAAATAGATTAACTGACTGGTTTAATACTTGGTCAATATGGAATGAAGATTTGTTAAAATATCTGATGTATTATGATGTAAAATATTTAAGCCAAATAACTGATTACAAAAGAAAAGAATATATATTGACAACATATTTGAAATATCAGTATTCAAACGATTATTCAATAGAAACAATTTCACCCATTGAATCATTATTATTTAAAGCTAATGGTAGTTCACTTTTTGCAGAAAGAGATTATACATATTTTACTGATGTAGTACCTTATCAAAAGTTTAAAAATTCATTACCGAATGGATACTATACATATACATTTTCCTTACATCCCACAGAAGATCAACATTCTGGGCATTTAAATTTTTCAAATTTTGATGACATGGTAATAAAAGTAAAATCGAATTCATTAGTAAATACTGATCAATATAGTTTATCGACAGTAGTAAAAGAATATAACATATTAAGAATTATGAGTGGACACAGTAGCTTAGCTTGGTTGTAAATTGTAAATTTCAAATTGCAAATTTCAAATTGCAAATTTCAAATTGCAAATTTCAAATGCTAAATTGTAAGCCACCGATACCGTTAGAGGTTCTTAATATATTATATTGTATTCCATAACACCTGATTGTAACAGGATTTTGATAATTAATAAGTTTATTTAATTTAAATAGGATATATGCATCATCTGTCTTACTAAAATTTAGACTACCAGATGGTTGCAATTCCAATGGATTTAAAGCAAATGAATAGAAATATATGCCATTTTGTTTGCTTTTAATTTTATATTGATATTTTGGTAAATAAGTATAAAATTCAGTACTAATAAGTTCCATTCTGTTTATTGAATTTATTATTAATGTGTTTTTATTAACAATATTCTCTTCTTTTACTGTGTATGGATAAGTAGTGTAGTTAAAATCATCATTTAATAACGAATTTGACAATAACACTCCCCTCCAAATTAGCATTTTTACTGGATTTGATAAAGGTAGTTTATAACTAACATTTGTCGAATACATTACTTGGTCTGTTATACTTTGAACAATCGGAATAAGATATTCATGTGGACTATTTAAAAAATTAAATCTTTCAAAATTATCTAGATAAATATAATTGATAAGTAAATATGCATTCAATAACGAAGGCTTATTATATCGAAAATAATCCTCATCTTTTACAACTACAGAATTTGGTTTAATATTATTTATTGATTGTGTAGTTTCTGCTGTTAAAACAAGTCCTGAGTCATTTAATATGGAAGGTACAATAAATTTTCCCTTTAATGGATTATAATATAGATTTTGAGTAATTGGGTCAAAACTAACAAATTCTCCAATATTTTTTGTGTTTTGATAAGTTTGATAAAATATTTCTCCAGATTCATACAAACAAAAGTTATCTGATAACGTAATATAATAACTCGGTGATAGGTTGTAACATTTATCAATATCATTAAATTCAACATGTATTTTGACATCATTGTGCATCAGTGATATTAGTGGTAATGCTAAACCTGTATCTTGACAGAACCAAAAAGAAAGAGGGATATAAAGTTTACTAGATTGTTTTGATTGTGAAAAATCAGTTAGTTCAGAAATATTTCCTATCATTTTATTATATCCTGGTCTTTGTCCGGTACTTATAGTCATTTCATTCCATATATTTAACCAATCACCGTAATGTCTTTCAATAATTGAACCACCAATTTCTATTTCTATAAAGTTAATTAAGGCAAGTCCAATTTTATTTACCCAAGCAAATTTTTTATTTGCAGAAGAAGTATTTTCCAATTGGATATATGGTAGTTCTACGTAAATATACGACATGCCTATTAAATCAGCATTTTTGGCTACGCTAACCGTACATCTTCTTCCAAAATCTGGTGTAGTTTTAAAATATTGTGGTGTTGGTTCAATTGAATAATTTGTATGTCTTCTATATGCTATTTTAAAAAATGTTATTTCAGGTTGAGCAGATAAGTAAAGATTTTCCTTACCAACAGAAACAAGTAATAAAAGTCCTAATCCCATTATACAATAATTAGAAATTCCATCTTTATATTATTTTATTTTATTAATAATAATTATTATTAATAAAAAAGATTAATTTAATTTAACCGAGTAATGAATTAATATTAACAGATTTAGCATCAACAGCAATAGATGACATTTCGGCATCAGCAGAAGGGGTTTCTTTGTTAACAGCTTCGGCAATAGATCTAATTATACTCATTAGGTCGTTTTGTTTCTTGGAAACACGAGCAAAGTATTTGTTACGGTTATCAACAAATTGTTTAAGGTGGTCCATACTTAAAATATCAGTGTTATCTCTTTGTCCGTGAACTTCAAGTAATCTGGTGTATTTTTCAGTGTATAACATGGCTTTATTTAATTTGTCTTCACTCTTCTTAAGACTTTCGAGTAAATTTAAAATCTTTGCAGCATCTTCTTTGCTAATTTCTTTACCATGTTTCTTGAGTCTAGTGTTAAGGCTGACGAAATGTCTTTCAATGATGTAAGCAGTTTGTTTGGTTTCATCAGATACTTTTTCTTCTAAGGCTTCCATAGTGTTGGCACCACCAGAAAGAGAAAATCTAGAAGCAAATCCATATAAACCGGGAAGACCAAGGGTAACGGATACTCTGGAATTGGCATCTTTGATAGCTTGAGATAATTTGTCAACAGAGCTAACAGATAAGTTGTCGGTAGCTAAACGAGCTTTAACACCCATTCTGTGTAATCTACTTCCAATAAAAGCATCAGGATTGTTAATTGCGTTAGAAATAGTTTTACCAACATAGTCCTTGTTAAGGATGCTAGGACTGGAGTTAACTTTCTTAACTAACATATTAAGGTAGCCAATAAGTTTAGAATTTTTAGCAATTGCCTCAACATCAGTAGTTGACATAACACCGGATTTACCTGATTTGGCAATTTCAGTAAGACCTTCAATCCAAGATGTAGTACTCTTGTATTTAAGAAGTCTGCGGTTAGCAGTGGTATCCCATACTTGTTCCATACCAAATTCAAAGGCATTAAGAGTTTTAATGGCCATAGCGGGTAACATGTTGTCAACTTCCTTTTCTGCATTGACCCAGAAAAGGGGTTGTGCAAGGAAATCTTTGCATTTGGTAACATCATTACCGGATAAGCAATCACGTAAATAATCAGCACATTTTTCTTTAGTTGATGTATCATCTAAACCGGTGCCCATGCATTTTGAATCAACACTAAGGGCTTTGGCAAGATCTGAACCTAAATCAACACGGGTTTCTTTACCAGTTGCATCACGTTTGTAAAGTTCAGTACCTTTACGGATGTATTCTTCAACACCAGTGGGGACAACATCATCGAAAAACTTTGATGCAGCAACTGAGGTAGAAGCAGAAGCAACATGTGATTCTAACATCATTTTAAGCCAGTATTTATCATATCTGTAGCTGAATTCTTTTGCTGTATCAGCAGGAACGCTGTAAGTGACGGTCTTTGTACCGGCTACATATTTAGCTAAGCGACCAATTGCGTTTCCACCTGATTTATCTTCAAAAAGATTAGCGAGACCGGCCTTGTCTTTGAACACGGCACTAGTTGCGGTATTCCATTTGGAAGGACTATTTTTAATATCAGAACCACCTACTTCAATTTTAGCGACAACAGCTTGAACTAATAACTGAGCGAAT